GGTACCGGCGGCCCCGGCGTTCAACTAGATATGGCCTACCAACTACCTTCGCATGAGTGATATGCATAAACCTGATAACTCTGAGCAAATGACGGTCAGCGCCTACGCCGAATATCGCGGCATCAGCCGGCGCGCGGTGCAGTTTGCGCTGGCCGATGGGCGTATTTCCAAGGGCGTGGACGGGAAAATCGACCGCGCCAGTGCCGACCTGGCGTGGGCCCGCAACACCGACGTCAGCAAGCCGGCCGCGTCAGCGGCGCCAAGTGCGAAGGCCACTTCGCAGCCTTCGCAGGCGGCGCCGCCTGCGCCGCAGGACGCGGTGGAGGGCGGCAGCTACATGGACAACCGCGCGGTGCGCGAATACCACCTGGCCCGGATTGCGAAGACCGAGGCCGACGAGGCGGAAGGGGCGGTGATCGACATCGAGGACGTCAAGGCGGTCTGGTCGAAGGTCGCCGGCGAGGTGAAAACGCGTGTGCTCGCCATCGGCAGCAAGGCGAAGGGCCGCATCCCGCACCTGACGGCGGGGGAGGTGGTGATCATCGAAGACCTGGTGCGCGACGCGCTGCAGGGAGTGGCCGAATGTCCCTTGCCCTCGAAGCGCTGATCTCCTTCGGCCTGGGCCTGTTCCGCCCGCCGCGCCGCGTGACGCTGTCGGAGTGGTCCGACGAGCATGCCGTGCTGTCGCCCGAGTCGAGCGCCGACCCCGGCGCCTGGCGCACGCTGCCATATCAAAAAGGCATCCTCGATGCGATGACCGATCCGCTGGTCGAGATGGTGACGGTGATGAAGTCGGCGCGCGTGGGCTACACGAAGTGCGTCGGCAACCTGGTCGCCTACCACATCCACCAAGACCCTTGCCCGATCATGGTGGTGCAGCCGACCGTGGAGGATGCTGAGGGCTACAGCAAGGAAGAAATCGCGCCGATGCTGCGCGACACGCCTGCGCTGCGCGGGCTGGTGTCGGACGCCAAGGCCAAGGATTCGAGCAATACCATTCTGCAGAAGATGTTTCCCGGCGGAACTTTGTCGCTGGTCGGCGCCAACTCGCCGCGCGGCTTTCGCCGCGTCTCGCGCCGCGTCGTGATCTTCGATGAGGTGGACGGCTACCCGACCGCCGGCGCGGGAAACGAGGGCGACCAGATCACGCTCGGCATCCGGCGCAGCGAATATTACTGGAACCGCAAGATTGTCGCCGGCTCGACGCCCACCACCAAAAATATTTCTCGGATCGAGGACTTGTACGGCAAATCCGACCAGCGCCGCTACTTCGTTCCCTGCCCGCATTGCGGCGAGATGCAATACCTGAAGTTCGGCGGCAAGGACAAGGCCTACGGCATCAAGTGGGACGCCGGCGAGCCGGGCAAAGCCTACTATGTGTGCGAGCACAATGCCTGCGTGATCGAGCACAAGGACAAGCGCTGGATGGTCGAGCGCGGCGAGTGGCGCGCGATGGCGCCCGGCGCCGGCCGGCACGCCGGCTTTCACATCTGGGCGGCCTACTCCTATAGCCCGAATGCGGACTGGGGCGCGCTCGTCATCGAATTCCTGGAGGCGAAATCCGATCCGCTCAAGTTGCAGACCTTCGTCAATACCGTGCTGGGCGAAACATGGGAGGAGCACGGCGACACCATCGACCCCGCCGCGCTGATCGAGCGGCTGGAAGACTACCCGCGCGGCGCGGTGCCGGCCGGCGTCGCGGTCCTGGTCGGCTCGGCCGACGTGCAGGGCAACCGCATCGAGGCGAAAATTGTCGGCTATGGCGCCGGCGAGGAATCCTGGCTGGTCGATTACGAGATTTTCTGGGGCGACCCCGGTAACGACCCGGCCGTCTGGCAGGCGCTGGACGAATGGCGCGCGCGCGAGCGCATCCACCACGGCACGCGCCAGCCGATGCGGCTCGAAATCCTCACCATCGACTCATCGAACGGCTCGCACATGGATGCGATCTATGACTACGTGCAGCCGCGCCAGAATCAGCGCGTGTTCGCCCACAAGGGGCGCGACCGGCTGAGCCGGCCCGGCATGGTGATGGAATCGACCGCGAAAAAGAACAGCATCCGCCTGTGGCTGATCGCCACGCACATGGCAAAGGACCGCGTGATGTCGCGCCTGCGCAACGGTCGCGTCGGGCCGGGCTATATGCACATGCCGGACTGGATACCCGAGCATTACATCGACCAGATGACGGCCGAAAAGAAGGTGGTCAAACGCACCAAGCAGGGAACCTGGCAGGTGGAATGGGTCACAACCGGCCGCAATGAGGCGTTCGACCTGGAGGTGTACTGCCTGGCCGCCTTGTTCACGCTGCAGACCTTCATCAATCCGGGCCTGTACCGCGACCTGGCCCGGCTGCACCAGTTGATTTCCGCCGGCGCCCCGCTGGCGCAGCAGGGCCGCCAGCGCGGTGTGCGCAGTTCCGGCATTCCTCTCGGGTAACGTATCGTGCCACGATGCATTGTAGGGAGACTGTTCTTTTCCTCCAGTCAACCTTATGCGATAGTTGCCGCCAATTCATAAAAATTGCGGGGGCGCGATGGCCGGCATTACTTTGGCTCAAGCACAAGCGAAGCTGGACGCCTGGATGGTGGCGGATGACGCCGTCGCCGGCGGGCAGAGCTACAGCATCGGCGGGCGCAGCCTGACGCGCGCCAATGCCGCAGAAATCCGCAACAACATCGACTACTGGGAGCGCCGCGTCATGCGCCTGTCCCAGGGTTCGGGCGGCATCCGCTGCCGCTACGGCGCCCCGAACGGCGAAGGTCAATCCAGTTCCCCACCGGCCCTGAAATAAATGAAGCGCGTCCCGGTCCCTTTGGATATCCAGCCGAGCTTGCTCGACAAGGCCATTTCCTTCATCAGCCCGAAGACCGGGCTCGCGCGCATGCGCGACCGCGTGCAGATGGCCGTCGCCGGCCAGTGGTACGGCGCGCGCTTCGACCGCCGCGCCACCGCCAACTGGATGCCCTATGGCGGCAGCGCCGACAGCGACACCGTCTACGACCTGCGCTGGCTGCGCAACCGCAGCCGCGACTGCATGCGCAACAACCCGCTGGCGCTGGGCGCGGTCAATACCGTCACCACCACGGCAATCGGCAGCGGCCTGGTGATGCGCAGCCAGATCGATGCCTTCGCGCTGGGCATGACGCCGGAAGAGGCGCAGGCCTGGCAGGCCAAGACGGAGCGCGAATTCAAACTGTGGGCGAAGGACGCCAGCGCGTGCGACGCGACGCGCACGAACGATTTCTACGCCCTGCAGAATCTGGCGTTCCGCAGCGCGCTGGAGAGCGGCGACGTGTTCGCCAGCCTGCCGATGATCGCGCGGCGCGGCAGCGTCTATGGCACCAAGGTGCAGCTGATCGAGGCCGACCGCGTGCAGAACAAGGATTACGGGATCAACACCGAGGCGCTGGCGCAGGGCGTGCAGATGGACGCGCAAGGCGCTCCCATCGCCTACCACATCCTGCGCCATCACCCTGGCGGCCTGATGCTGCCCAGCCTGGTCTGGGATGTGGTGCCGGCCTTCGGCGCCAAGTCCGGGCGGCGCAACATCGTCCACCTCTACGACAAGCGCCGCCCCGGCCAGTCGCGCGGCGTGCCATATATCGCGCCGGTGATCGAACTGCTCAAGCAGTTGACCGACTACACGCAGGCCGAAGTGACCGCCGCCGTGATTTCCGGCATGTTCACCGTGTTCGTCACCAGCGAGAACGGCCAGGGGCTGGACATGGGCGACGGCTCGCATCCGGGCACGGCCAAGGCCGGCGATCCGCTGATGATGGGCAATGGCGCGATCCTCGACCTGGCGCCGGGCGAAGATGTGAAATTTGCCGACCCGAAGCGCCCGAATGTGGCGTTCGATCCGTTCGTGATGGCCGTGCTGCGCCAGGTCGGCGTCGCGCTGGAGTTGCCGTTTGAAGTGTTGGTGAAGCACTTCACCGCGTCCTATTCCGCCGCGCGCGCGGCGCTGATCGAGGCATGGCGCTTCTACAAGACGCGCCGCGAATGGTTGGCCTCGATGTTCTGCCAGCCGGTCTACGAGGCGTGGATGGAGGAAGCGATTGCGCTGGGCCGCATCGACGCGCCGGGTTTTTTTGACGACCCGTACATCCGCGCCGCCTACCTTGGCACCGCCTGGATCGGTGACGCGCCGGGCCAGCTCGACCCGCTCAAGGAAGTCAATGCGGCGAAGGGCCGGCTGGAGCTGAACATCAGCAGCTACGCCGACGAATGTGTCGCCCTGACCGGCGCCGACTGGGAGGCGATGATCCAGCGCCGCGCGCGCGAGGAAAAGACGCTGGAGGCGCTGGGCCTGCAGACGATCTACGCGTCGCTGCCGCCGGCCAACCTGAACGGGCCGGCACCGGCGGCGGCGCCGAAGAAGGGCAGCGGGAGCCAGATCAGCGAGGAGCCGGCCGACGATGACGCGGGCGACCTCGACAGCGCGTGACGTTCCGGGAGATTTGGGAGATCACCGACACGGTTTTGCAAAGGTACGGATATGAAACTTCACGATATAGCGACAGCACCATGGGCGATCACTCCGGAGATGTTCTCCGAGGTGCAGGCGATCTATGCGCGCCACCTGCGCGGCGAGAAGATCGACCTGGGCGCGCTGGAAGCGAAAATCGGTGCCCCTTTGCCTGGTGCCACCCGTGGCTACGACGTTACCGACAATGGCGTGGCCGTCATTCCGATTGACGGCGTGCTGTCCAAGCGCATGACCCTGCTCACGCAGATCAGCGGCGGCACCAGCATGTCGATCCTGGCGGGTGACATTCAGCAGGCGCTGGACGACCCCCTGGTGAACACCATCATCCTGAACATCGACTCTCCCGGCGGCACTGTGGACGGCACCCAGCAACTGAGCGACCTGATTTTCAGCGCGCGCGGCAGCAAGCCGATCATCGCCCTGGCGGACGGCACGATGGCGAGCGCCGCTTACTGGATCGGCAGCGCGGCCGATGGGGTGTATGCCTCCAGCCAAACCACGGCGGTCGGCAGTATCGGCGTGGTCGCCACACACGTGGATGTGAGTCGTGCCGAAGCGGCGGCGGGCTACAAGACCACCGAGATCGCCGCCGGCAAATACAAGCGCATCGCCTCGCAATATGCGCCGCTGACGCAGGATGGCCGGCAGTCGATCCAGGATTCGGTTGACTATACCTATTCGATTTTTGTCAACGACGTGGCGCGCAACCGTGGCACCACGGCCGACGCTGTTCTGGGAAACATGGCCGATGGCCGCGTCTTTCAGGGCCAGCAGGCGGTGGACGCTGGCCTGGTGGACGACATTGCCACGCTCGACCAACTTATTTCGCGGGCAGCCGCTGGCGACTTCGCGCACTATGTCGCGGACGGCACCGGCCAGAGCCGCAACCCTCTCGCCCAGCAGGCCGGTGCGCCTGCTGGTGAGCCAACCGAGCCAGATAGCGGCGGTAGCCCGCAGACGGCGCAAACCCAACCCCAAGCAAACGAGGAACCCACTATGGACGTGACCAAGCTCAAAGCTGAACACCCTGCCGTGGCTGCTGCGTTGATTGTCGAGGGTGCGACCGCTGAACGCGAGCGCATCCAGGCCGTTCACGCCGCCGCCATGCCGGGCCACGATGACCTGATCGCCAAGCTGGCATTCGACGGCAAGACCACCGGCGGCGAAGCTGCGCTGCAAGTGATCGCCGCCGAAAAGGCCAAGAAGGGCGACAAGCTCGCCGCGCTGCGCGCCGACGCCAAAGCCGCCCAAGTTACTCACGCCGCCGCACCTGCGCCGGGCGATGAGAACGACGGCGACGAGGATGACGACAAGGCCGACGATGAAGACGCCAGCGCCAGCCCGACCGGCGGCAAGCCGAAGAAGAAGGCGAGCGCGGACGGCATCACGATGGCGAACGCCGGCGATATCGCTGCGCGCGCGCAGGAATACCAGGCCGAGCAGGCCGCCAAGGGCCGCAAGGTATCCGCCGCCCAGGCCGTCGCTCACGTGGCCGCCGCGAAGTAAGCGGCGCCGCACCATCCATCACGGAACCAAGGAGAAACCAAAATGGCAAATCCAGGCCTCACCAAAACCTACGACGCGGGCGGCGCGATTGGCGCCTATACCATCGTCAAGTTCGACACGACCACCGACTTCCAGATGCTGGCCGCCGCCGCTGTTAGCGACCCGCTGGCTGGCGTCACCACGGAAGTGGCATCCGCTTCGGGCGACCGCGTGGACGTCATTCACGACGGCATCGCTTTCGTGACTGCCGGCGGCACCATCGCGCCGGGCGACCCGATCACCACGGACGCCAGCGGCCACGCCGTCAAGGCGGCGCCGTCCGCCGGCGTGAACAACCAGTGCATCGGCCGCGCGCGCCAGTCCGCAGTTTCCGGCGACGTGCTCGAAGTGCTGATCGACTTGTTCGTGCTGCAAGGCTAAGCCGAATCGAACCTGACCAATTTCCTCAACAGGAGAAACTGACATGGCACAAAATGCACCATTCATTATCCAGCCGCGCCTGACTGCGATCACTCTGGCGTATCGCAATATGCGCCTCGTGGCTGACGACGTGCTCCCGCGCGTCCCCGTCGATTCGCCGCTGTTCAAATACAGCTCGTACACGCTGCAGGACGCCTTCACCGTGCCCGACACCCGCGTCGGCCGCAAGGGCGACGTGAACGAGATCGACTGGACCGCGACCGAGCAGACCGCTTCGACCAGCGACTTCGGCCTGGAAGACGCGATTCCCTACTACGACATCATGGCAGCGCAGGCCGCCGTGAAAACGCAGGGCGTCTACCCCATCGACCCGCAGGCCCGCTCGACCGAGCTGCTGTCCGATCTGATCCAGCTGGACCGCGAAGTGCGCGTCGCCGGCCTGGTGATGAACGCGAGCAATTACCCGACCGCCAACAAGCGCACCTTCTCCGGCGGCGCGCAGTGGAACAACACCGGCACGGCAACGCCAATCGCCGACATCACCTCGGCGCGCGACGCGATGATCATCCGCCCCAACAAGATGGTCATGGGCCGCGCCGTCTGGACCGCCCTCTCGACGCACCCGCAGATCGTGAAGGCCTACAACGGCACCAGCGGCGACACCGGCATCGTGCCGCAGAAGTTCGTCGCCAACCTGTTCGAGATGGACGAGATCATCGTCGGGGACGGCTGGGTCAACTCGGCGAAGAAGGGCCAGACCCCGACCCTGGTGCGCGTCTGGGGCAAAGACCTGCTGATGTTCTACCAGTCGCCGGTGATCGCCTCGCCGCAGGGCATCATCACCTTCGGCTACACCGCCGAATGGGGCCAGCGCCTGGCCGGCGTCATCGAGCAAGACCCGAACATCGGTCTGCGCGGTGGTACCCGCGTGCGCGTCGGCGAGTCGTTGAAGGAAGTCATCGCGGCTTCCAACGTCGGCTACCTGTTCAAGTCGGTTGTCGCATAAAGGAGGCTGTCATGGCTGACAAAAAATACCGCGCGAACTGGATGATCCAGGGGCTGACCAAGAAAGACCTGCAGGCGGGCGACGAGGTGGCGATCCCGGAAGAGACCGCCGCCCCGCTGGTCGCCGCCGGCGCGCTTTCGCCGGTCGGCCTGAAGCCGGAGCCGGAACCGGAGCCTGCCGCTGGCGAACCTGCCAGCGCAGTCGCTTCGGACGAATCGGCTGCGGCGCTGGACCAGCCGGCCGGCGCCGACCCGACCTAACTGACGAAGCCGCGAAGGAATAGGACATGAGCACCTTCTTTAATAACGCTGACATCGCCGGCATGATCAAGTACGCCGGCGGCGTGGCTATCGATTTCGATGGCATCAGCAGCCAGATGGGGCTGGTGGACTATTCCGACGCGGTGACGTTTCAGGAAAACGGCATCGGCGGCGTCATCAACAAGGCCGTCACCGTGACCTTGCAAACCAGCGCATTTCCGTCCCTCGTGGCGAACAATGCGGTCGGCAAGCAGATCAGGGTGGACGGGGCGTTGTACATAGTGCGTCAGCGCTTGCAGCAGACGGACGGTGCGCTGACCCATTTGCTGTGCACGAACTGAGGGAAACATGGCAACGATCCGCGAACGGATTTTGGAAGCTGCGGCGAGCGCGCTGAACACCGGCACGCCGGCGGGCGTTCCTGCCTGCGTGCGAACGCAGATGTTGACCTCGGAACAGGAGCAGCTGCCGATGATGACGCTGTTTCCCTTCCGCGAGGAAATCCGGCACGACGCCAGTGGGCGCTTCGGCCCGATCATCGCCCGCACGATGTATCTGCGGGTGGTGGTCTACGCCGAGGGCAACCCCGCCGACGCCGCGCTGGACGATTCGCTGGCATGGGTGACGAAATGCCTGTCCGGCCAGCAGTTCGGCGGCCTGGCGACCGACACAATGGAACATGAATCGGCCTGGCAGTACAACGAGAGCAATTTCGCTGTGGCCGCCATCGCCGTCGATTTTCGCGTGGAATACCAAACCCTGCGCGCCGATCAAACTCAAATTCGATAGGAGTTAAAAATGACTGCACCTCTTGCAATGTCGCCTGGCGCCACCAACCTCATGCTGGGGCGCGGGCAGGTCTTCATGGACCGCCTGAAGCTGGTCAGCGGTGTGCTCACGCGCACCGGTGAATTCGATCTCGGCAACTGCACGGCGTTCGAGATCACGGCCAAGGCGACCGTGAAGGAAAAATTTGAATCGATGGACGCCGCCTCGCTGTTGTACGCGCGCGCGGCGATCATGCAGACCCAATCGATCAAGATCACGGGCGACGAAATGAGCCTGTTCAACCTGGCGGTGGCGCTGATGGGCAACCAGAACGCCATCACCGTGACCGGTGCCAGCGTGACGGGCGAAACGATCACCACCGCGCCCCTGATCGGCGCCTGGTATCCGACCCTCAAGCGCAACATCAGCGCGGTGACGGTCAAGGGCGGCGCGACCGGCACATCGACGCTCACGCTCGGCACCGATTACGACATCGATGCGGCCTCCGGCCGCATTCATATCCGGCCCGGCGGCGCCGTTGTGGTCACCGACACCATCAAGGTCGATTACACCTACGGCACCTACACCTTCAACCTGGTGCAGGGCGGTACCAGCCCGCAGATCAACTGCTACCTCCGCTTCAAGGGCGCCCCGGTGCAGGGACCGACCTTCGAGGGCGAGTTCTGGAATGTGATGTTCACGCCGAACGGCAGCCTGGGCCTGATCCAGGACGACTACGGCAACTGGACGCTGGAGGGCATGTGCATCGCCGACAGCGTCAACCATCCGGCCGAGCCGCTGTATCGCCTGCTCCAACTCGCCTAAGTCTCCCTGGGCGATGCCGCTGGCCTGCATCATGAGGCTGGCCAGCGGGTTTTCCGGGGCGCGGCGCGCGAATCGCCCGCGCCCCATTTTTGACAAGGGGGACATGGCATGCAGAACAACAACATCATCACGCTGGCCGGACGCGATTTCCGGCCGATCAAGCACAGCACCATCAATCACGAAAACTGGATGATGGTGCGCATCCGCGCCGCCGGGTTGGTGAGCATGAAGCTCGCCGATGGAGAGGACACCGAGGCCTTCATCCGGCGCCTCGCGTCGTCGGTCTGGGAAAGCGGCAAGGCCGTCGAGATCATGTCCGGCCTGCTCATCCCGGCCGAGATCGAGGATGTGAAATGGACGCCCGAGATGGCGCCGCGCATGGCCGACTTCATCGGGAACCTCTTTGAGGACGACGACAAGGCGAAGGTGCGCCAGGCCATCGGGGAGTTCCTCTACCTTTTTTTTATCATCGCGCTCTACTCTTCGAAGACTTTCCCGAAATTTTCGGAGGAAGCGGAAGCGGAAAAAGTGGGAGAGCGCAGCGGGAGCGGGGCATCCTCGGATTCCACGATTGGAGCCACCTGATCCGCGAGATAGCGGGCTATGACTACGACCGCGCCCAGGTGGTGATGAACTGGCCGATCCGCGAGGCGCTGCTGGCCTACCTGAACAAGATGCGCGAGCAGGCACGCCAGCAGCATGACACGGACGTGTTGGTGTGGGCGGTTCAGTCGCCCTATTGCAAGGCCGCGCCGCCGAAGGTGCCGGAGATTTTGAAAGGTTGAACATGGGTGATGACGTCAAGGTCCGGCTCAGCGCGGACGGTGTGCAGGAAATCATCGACGCCCTGAACAAGGTGCGCGATGCCGCGACCAGCGCCGGCAAGGCCAATGGCGAGGCGATGGAGCACACCGCGACCATGACGACCCGCGCCAAGAACGAGCTGATCGTGCTGGCGCACGAAATGACGCAGGGAAATTTTAAGAAAATCCCCGGCTCCTTCATGGTGCTTGCCGAAAGCATGGGGTCGGTCGGCCACGCGATGCTGGGCATCATCGGGCCGGCCGCCGCTGCCGCTGCCGCGATTTACCTGGTGGCGAAGGCCGGTATCGAAGCCGAAGCCACGTCGCGCCAGATGAACATCGCCATCCAGGAAACCGGCAACTTCGCCGGCGAGACGGAAGGGCGCATGAAGGAACTGGCCGCCGCGATCTCCGGCAGCTCGCGGCTGACGGTGGGGCAGGCCAACGAGCTGGTCACCACCATGGTCGCCTCCGGCAAGATCGCATCGAACGTCATCGAGCGCGTCGCTGCCATGACGGCGCAGTATGCCGCGAAAACCCATCAGGACATCGAGAAGCTGACGCCCGAGCTGGTGAAAATGTTCGCCGACCCGACCAAGGGCGCGGAGGAACTGCGCGACCGCACGCACGACCTGTCGGCCGAGCAGGTCGAGGAAATCCGCCGCCTGCAGGAAAGCGGCGACCTGATGGGCGCGCAGCAGAAGCTGGCCGACGCCCTCGGCGAGCACCTGGGCGCGCTGACGATCAAGGTTGGCGGGTTTGCCCATGCGTGGGACAGCGTCAAGAAGGCCGCCTCCGGCGCGTGGGAAGCGCTGGGCAAGGCCGTGACGGGCGACTTCACCAAGCAGGAGCAGGTGGCGAACATTAATTTACAACTGGCGAGCGGCGGCAGGCAAACGCCCCATGCCTTCATCCCGCTGGCAGATACCGAAAAGGCGGCGCTTATCAAGGAGCGCGACGACCTGCAAAAACAGATCGAGGACGAGAAAAAGAAGACCGAAGTGGCGGCCTCGAAGGCGGAGCAGAACCATGTCGATTCCGTCGCCCAGGGCATCATCCACTCGGCGAGCTATCTTGCACGCATCGATAAATTGCGCAACGAGATTGTCGCGCTCCAGAAAACATCGTTCACCGATCCGCAGTTGGAGGCCGAGCGCAAGGACGCGATCCACTCGATCAACGAGCAGATCGAGACGCTGCAGAAAAGCAGCGTGCGCAATGAGCGCCAGGATGCTGGCAATGCCTACCAGCTGCGCGTGGCGAAGTCGCAGCTGGAGCAGCAGGGGCTGGAAAACGACCTGAAGGTGCTGGAACAGGGCTTGCGGGAACAGGAAGAGGCGAACGCGGCCTCCTACAAGCGCGGCGAGGTCTCGCTGGATGACTACTACGCCAGGCGCCGGCAGATCGCCGAACGCGGCACGCAGCAGGAGATCGACATCCTGCGCAAGAAGGCAGCGGCGGCGGACATCGCCGGCAACGCCTTCAACCCGGCGACGGCGGTGCAGCGGCAGACCGCCGAGCTGAAGCTACAGGGAGAAATCCAGCAGAAACAGGCTGAACTGAAGCGCCAATTGACCGGGATCGAGGCGCAGAAGCAGCAGGAACTGGTCGACAAGAAGCAGAAGGAGCTGGAGCTGGACGCCAGGCTGGCGACCATCGCCGGCGACAAGACGCGCGCCGCGAAGGACCGGCTGGAGATCGCGCAGAACCAGCTGCGCCTGCAACTGCAACAGGAGGGCGCAAGCCCGGCCCAGATCGACTCCGCGCTGGCGACGTCGCGTTCGCAAGGTGGCGCCAAGATCGGGTTCGACGCTACCCTGCACGATGCGAATGCCGCGTTTGCCGACCTGCAGACCAAGATCAAGGCGATTGGCGACCAGGTGAAATCCGGGCAGCTGTTTCCCATCGAGGGCGAGCAGAAAATCGTGGACCTGGAGCGCGCCCGCCTGCCCGTACTTGCCGATCTGGTGATGCGGCTGCAACAGGCGGCGGCGGCCACCAAAGACCCGCAGCTGATCGCGCAGGCAGAGGCCTTTAGCGAGAAAATCCAGGGCGTCAAGAACGCCACCGACGAGGCCGGCCAGGCGATGGTGCTCCTGAAGCAGACCGCCGAGAGCGCGTTTGATAGCGGCCTGTCGAATTTTTTCATGGCGGTGGGGACCGGCACGGATCATATCGGCGGCGCGTTCCAGAAAATGGCCTACAGCTTCGTCACGTCGCTGGCGAAGATGGAGTCGGAATGGGCCGCCAAGCAATTCGTGAAGTGGCTCAATGGCGACGGCGCGACCGGCGGCCTGTCCAACATGCTGGCAAAGGCCGGCAATTTCATCTCCGGCCTGTTCGGTGGCGGCGCAGGAGGCGCGGCGGGTGGCACGGCCGGCGCCGCTTCCAGTGCGGCGAAGACGGCAGCCGAGACCGCCAACACGACGGCGCTGGTGGCGAGTACGGCGGTGGAAACATCGGTAGGCGTCAGCATGACGCTTCTGGTGGCCGCGCTGGCGGCGAATACGGCGGCCGTGACTGCGGCAGCGGCCGCGTCTGGCGCCAGCGGCGGAGGTGGCGGCTTTGCCAGCCTGTTTGCGGCCACCGGCGGCCAGATTCGCGGGGCCGGCACCGGCACCAGCGACAGCATCCCTGCCATGCTGTCAGATGGTGAATTCGTGGTCAATGCGAAGGCGGCAGGCAAGCCAGGCGTGCTTGCGCTGCTGCACGCGATCAACGGCACGCCCGGCATGGCCTCGCGCGGCGTGGCCGGCGTGCAGCGTTATGCGGACGGCGGCGCCGTCGCCGGCGGCGCCGGCGCCAGCCTGAAGATTATCAATGTGCCGGATGCATCGCTGCTGGCCGACCATCTGGACAGCGCGGTCGGCGAACAGCAGGTGCTCAACATCATTTCGCGGAATCCTTCCCGCGTGCGGCAGTCACTCAGCTGAAAAGGAATTTTGGAAATGGCATACACCACAGGCACCGCCACCGACTACCTCGACCTGCTCTCGAAGCTGAACGCCTACCTGGTGGCGCAAGGCTGGACGCAGAAGGCGACGAGCAGCAGCACCTATGCGCTGGGCAGCGACACGGTGACGGCCGAATATTACTGGATGGCGCCGGGCCTGTCGGGGACCGAGCAAATCTACGTGCAGGCGCGCGCCTATTTCAACGCCACCGGCAATTACTACAACTGGGAGCTGCGCGGCGCGCAGGGCTATCTGGGCTCCAATTCGTTCAACGGCCAGCCGGGCGGCTCGCCGGCCACCTATCTCTACCTGCAGAACAGCGCGATCCCCTACACCTTCATCGTGAACGGGCAGCGGGTGATCATCGTCGCCCAGGTGAGCACCGTCTACGAGACGGCCTACCTGGGGAAAATCCTGCCCTACGGCACGCCTGGCCAGTATCCCTACCCCGTATTCGTTGGTGGCAGTGGCGCCGACCAGAGCCGGCGCTTTTCCGACGCATCAAACGCCCACCACGGCTTTTTCGATCCGGTCAATGCGCAAATCTGCCAGCCTGGCGGCGCATGGACGCAGGTGGCGAACTGGACCATCGGCGGCGGTGGCGCAACTGGCGGCAGCGGCATCATGGTCAACGTCGCGCCCTGGTATATCCAGGGGGCGAACACCACGCGCACCAGCTGGCTCACACAAAACCTCGACGGCAGCTATTCGGTGATGCCGGCGATGCTGGTGGAATCGACGCCCGCCCAGCTGCTCGGTGAATTCGATGGGGTCGCTTTCGTGACGGGCTACTCCAACGGCGCGGGCAACACCATCACCATCGGCGGCACGACCTGGACGGTGGTGCCCGATGCATTCCGCAGTTCCGCCGACAACTACGCGGCAATCGCACTGGCTTAAAGGGGACACGCATGGCTTATCAAACTGGAACGCCGCCCGGCTGCGCGAACTTCCTGCAAACGCTGGCGACGGCAGCGGCGGCAGCCGGCTGGACCGTGGACCACAATGCCGCAGTCACTTCGGACGGCTGGTGGCTGGCGTTGCACAATAGCACCGGCGCTTACGTCAACCTGCACGCGAAGGCTGCGGACAATCAGATCGACTGCTACGGCGCGACCGGCTACAACGGCGCGAATACCTACAGCAACCAGACCGGTACGCCCGCGCAGCTGCTGAACGCCTACACCGGCGCCGCCGCCGGCTTTGTCGGCTATCACATCTTCACCAAGGCCGGCGGCGCCAGCCCCTATATCCATTGCATGCTGGAAGTCACCAGCGGCGTGTTCGTGCACATCCATTTCGGCACGGTGGTCAGCGCCAATGGCGGCGGCAATGTCAATTACCTGACCTGTTCGAGCATCGTCAGCCCGCAGGGAAGTTTCTATTATTCCTACCCTCAATACCAGATCACGCCATGGGGGGAAGGGTCGAACGACGCCATGCTCATCAATGCGACGGTCGATAGCACGAATCGCTGGTTCGGGAGCCAGAACCTGGCGTCGTCGCCGGCGCGCGCCCTGCTGCCTTTCGTCAACCCTGCGAATTCGTCGCTCGGCAAGCAGCTATATTTTGCGGCGGCGCAATCGCTGCCCAATACCTTCAACGGCCTGCCGGTGCTGCTGCCCATGCCCATGATGCTGGAGCGCGCCGCCGGCGGCCTGTGGGCCTATGTCGGCGATGCGCTCGATATCCGGCAGTTCAACCTCAAGAGCAACAGCCCGAAGGATGAAATCACCATCGGCGCGGATGTCTGGAAAGTCTTCCCGGTCGGCACCAAGGGATCGAACGTCAACATCGGCAACGCTCCCTATTGCACCGGCTATGTCGGCTTCGCCTTCAGGAAAAATGCATGACAGTCTTTTCTGGATCATTTGACAGTCGTGTCCTGGTCGCCCCGCCGCCCGGCCTGGCCGGCGCCGCCTTCGATGCGCAAGACGCGCCCGGCCCGACGCCGGCGACGGCCGCCTATGTGGCGACGTCGTCGTCAAGCGGCGCGGTCACGCGCAGCGTGCCGACGATCCCGAGCCGGTCGCTTGGCGCCGGCAGCAAGGCGCTGTCGTTCGCGGCGGACTGGTACAACCGCGTCCACATCACACCCTCCGTCTTCGGTATCGGCAATCTGGTGTCGTCGCTCACCGTCACGTACAAGATTTGGAATGGACACCTTGATGCTACCCGCGTTTTGAGTAGCGCGGCCAGCAGCAACGACACTGGCATCGCGATCACGCCGCCATCCGCGCTCCCGATCACGTTCCAGCCGAACCAGGAGTTGACATGGAGTGCGGCGATATCGGTGCAGGGGCCGCCGACCATCGCCGCCTCCTACACCTATTCCTTCACCGGCGGCGAGTCGGTGTCGCTGGCTTTCACCGGCCAGCGGATCACCGCCTGGGCGCTGTCGCCGGACTGGGCCGCGCCGGTCGCCGAGCGACTGGAGTTCAAGACGGATGTGATGCGCGCATGGAGCGGCGCCGAGCAACGCCGCGCGCTGCGGATCGCGCCGCGCCGCGTCTTCACGTTCAACGCGCAATTGTCGCGGCAGGAGCGCCGCTTCGTTGAGGCGCAGCTGTTCGACTGGAGCGCGCGCATCTGGGCGCTGCCGATCTGGCCGGACGGGCAGCTGCTGGCCGCCGCCGTCAGCGCCGGCGCGACCAGCATCGCCTGCGATACGGTCAGCCGGGATTTCACGGCCGGCGGCATGGCGATCCTGATTGCCAGCGCCGTTTCCTACGAGGTGGTGCCGGTCCTCAGCGTGGCCGCCAATGCGCTGACCCTGTCGAACCCCGTGCAAAGCAACTGGCCGGCGCAAACGCGGCTCTACCCCGCGCGCGCCGCGTTGCTGCTGTCCTATCCGAAGCTTTCCCGCGCCAACGGAAATTTTTCGACGGCGTCGCCCAGCTTCCTCGTGACCGAGCCTTGCGACTGGAGCGCCGCGAGCGGCCTGGCCACCTATCGCTCCGCGCCGGTGCTCGAAAACGCGCCGGACGAGGGCAGCATGGAAATGACGCTCGCGCGCGACACCGTCATGATCGACAACGACACCGGTGTGGTCGCCATCGATGACCATGCAGGTATCGGCCTGCCGACCAGCACGCACAACTGGTTCATCCAGGGCCGCGCGAATCGCGCCGCATTTCGCGCGCTGCTGTACCTGCTGAAGGGGCGCCAGGGCGAAATCTGGATTCCCACCTATCAGCAAGACCTGAAAATCTCCGCCGCTGTCGCGGCTGGCCAGGCATACATCGACGTCGAGCTGACCGGCTATGCGCTGTATCTGCTCGGCCAGATGAACCGGCAGGACATCCGCATCGAGCTTTACAGCGGGACGATCCTGTACCGCCGCATTATCGACGCCGCCGGGCTCGATGCGTACACCGAGCGCCTGACGCTCGGTTCGGGAATTGGGCCAGCCGTGGCGATGGCCGATGTGCGGCGCATCAGCTATATGGCGCTGTGCCGCCTGAATTCCGATGCCATCGAGATCGCGCACCACACTGCCGACGACGGTATGGCGACGGCATCGACGCCATGGCAATCGCTGAACCACGGGAATTGAGGGAACCATGACTTTCCAGACATTCGAAATAAGCGTAGCTAGCGGCGAGCCGATCCTGCTGTTCGATTTCTCTGTTGGCTCTGCGCATTTCCGCTATACGACGGCCGATAGGACGATCATGTACGGCGGCAATGCCTATGCGCCGCGCGCCATCAAGCGCAGCAACCCGCAGGTGGGGCCGGACGTGCGCCGGCAGACTTTGACCGTCACCGCGCCGCGCGACATCGAGGTGGCGCAACTTTATGCGGTCTACGCGCCGTCTCGCGATGTGCTGCTGACGATCACCAACCTGCACTTTACCGATCCGGACGGCCAGGGCATCGTGGACTGGATCGGCCGCGTGATCGGCCCCACATGGAAGGGATCGACGGTCGATATCGCGTGCGAGCCGGTCTACACCAGCGTGCAGGCGACCGGGCTGCGCCGGCGCTGGGGTGTCGGCTGCCCGCACGTGCTCTACGGACAGGGCTGCACCCTCAACGCGCACGACTTTGGCATCGGCACGACATTGAGCGCAGCGAGCGGCCTCACGATCACCATCCCGAGCGCCTCGTTGCCAACCGGCCTCTCCTTCCTCGGCGGCTTCATCGAATGGGACAGCGGCTCCAACTACTGGGAGCGCCGCTCGATTGACGCCGTCGCCGACTTCGACACTACGCTGACCCTGAGCTATGGCAGCCCACAACTGGCGCCGGGGCTGATAGTGATCGTCTATCCTGGCTGCTCGAAAACAACGGCGAATTGCGCGGCGTTCGGAAACACCTTAAATTACGGTGGTCAACCCTTCATTCCGGTCGTCAATCCGATGGACGGAACCCTCGCCAATCCCTACCTCTAAGGAGCGCTGCCATGTGGGTCGAACTTGCGGTGATGATTGTGTCGATGATCCTGAGCTATGCGCTCAGGCCGAAGCCGAAAGCGCCGCCGGCGCAGCAGCTGAAGGACGTCCACCTGCCGACGATTGAACAAGGCACTCCCGTTCCGGTCGTGTTCGGCAATGTGTGGATCGACCAGTGGTTCGTGATGTGGTATGGCGACATGCGCGTGACGCCGATCAAGAGCAGCGGCGGGAAAAAATGACGGGGCAAGAAATGACGAGCGAAGAAATGAGCGAGCCCGAACTGAGCGGCATCACCGTCACCATGCGCCACGTGCGCGAGGAGGCGCTGTGCTCGCGCGGCATGCGGGAATGGATGAAGCTGCACGGCTTCGACTGGCATGATTTCGTGCGGAACGGCCTGCCTGTCGAACAGGCGGAAGCGACCGGCGACGAATTCGCGCGGCGCGTGTGCGCCCGCGCGCGCAAAGAATGGGGGGCGCAATGAGCGGCGGCAAAGGCGGCGGACAAACCGTTGGCTACAAATATTACATGGGCCTGCACGCTGGACTGTGCAAGGGGCCGGTGGATTCCTTGCAGGAAATTCGCGGCGGCAATTTGACACTGTGGAGCGGCTCGAAAACCACGTCCGGTCCGTTGGACATCGCTGCAGACAAGGTGTATGGCGGGGAGCAGGCCGAAGGCGGCGTCTCCGGCAAGCTCGACGTGATGATGGGCGACCAAACGCAGGGCGTGAACAGCTATCTGTCCTCCGTCCTCGACGGCATCATGCCGGCGTTCCGTGGCCTGCTGTCGCTGGTTTTCCGGCAGGGCTATATCGGCGCCAACAACCCCTACCCGAAGCCGTGGAGCTTTCGCGTCGAGCGCATCCTGAAAGGCTGGGATGCGAGCACGAACAGCGGCGATGCGTGGTATCCGCCGAAGGCCGTCATCAACCTGAAAACGCGAAGGATTTTGCAGGAGTTCTCCATTGGTCTCGATATTCCCCTTGGTGGGGCCATGATTTTTTTCGGCGACCCGAGCACCAGCCCTTCATTCACGCAAGCGCTAGAAGGGGTCGGCCCCTATCCTGTCGATGCCGAAATCAAGGCGGGGACGCCGGACAGCGACCCCAGTATTGGGGTGCTGGGTACATTCATTTCGACATGGACTTATCTTGCGATCAATCGTCTCCCGGTGTACGGCTCCCATTCGCCGGGTCAGAGTTCCTGGCGCGGCCAGGAGGTCATTTACGGCTTGCCGGCAACGCACGCGGTGGAGGTGCGCGGGATGGATACTTTTCCCGGCGCCTATCCCAACTGGCCAGGTTGGCAAACCGGCATCGGGCCTGGCGCTCTGGCAAAGTTTTATGTGGAAGCGGTGAGCCCCGGTTTTAACGGGATGAACCCCGCGCACATCATTTACGAGGTGCTGACGGATCGCGACTGGGGCATGGGCTATCCCACCGCGATCATCGACAACGCCGCCTTCACCGCCGCAGCCGATCAGCTCTATACCGAAGGCTTCGGCCTGTGCCTGCTGTGGAATCGCCAGGACACCATCGAGAATTTCCTGCAGACGGTGATCGACTATATCGGCGCGGTGATCGTGCAGAGCCGCACGACTGGCCTGTTCCAGCTGAACCTCATTCGCGGCGGCTACGACCCTTCCACGCTGCCGGCGTTCACGGCCGACGATGTGATCGAGATGATCAGCTATGAAAGCCCCAGCATCACCGGTGCGGTGAATGAAATAGTCGTCAACTGGTTCGACCCGGAGATCAAGGCCGCGCAGAGCACCACCGTGCAAGCGCTGGGCGCCATCCAGGCCCAGGGCGTCATTGTGAGCCAGGCGAAGGATTATCCGGGGCTGGCGACGTTCGAGCTGGCTTCCCGCGTGGCGAAGCGCGACTTGCGCGCGACGTCGGTGCCGTTAAAGCGCATCAAGGTCAAGCTGAACCGCAAGGGATACGCGCTGCTTCCCGGCGGCTTGTTCAGATTGTCGTTCCCGGCCTATGGCATCGCCACCATGATCTTCCGCATCGGCGACGTCGATTATGGTTCGCTGACGGAGGGCGCGATCACCTTCACTGCAGTGCAGGATGTGTTCTCGCTGCCCGACACGGTGTTCGCCGCCTTCCCGATGACGTCGTGGGTGAAGTCCGACAGCAGCGCGCAGCCGGCGCAGTATTACAAGGGCTTCGAAGTCACCTACCGCGACCTGGCGCACACGCTCACGTCCACCGAGTTCAAGAGCATCGACGCGGCCTCCGGTTTCGCCGGCCTCGTGGTCGCGCGGCCCACCTCGCTGTCGGCCGGCTACGATCTTGAGACACGCACCGGAAGCGCCGATTTCGTGATGCGCGGCGGCGCGAATTTCTGCCCGACTGGCCTCACGACGGGTGCGCTCACGCCATTCGGCACCAGCGTCACCGTCGCCAGCGGCCTCGACCTCGACCTGGTGGAAGTGCCGTGCGCGGCGATGCTGGGCAACGAGATCGTCAATGTGACCGCGTTCGATCATGCGACCGGCATCGCGACCATCGCGCGCGGGTGCATCGACACGGTGCCCGTGGCCCATGCCTCCGGTCTGCGCATGTGGTTCTACGACAGCTATGTCGCCAGCGACCAGATCGAATATTTCACGGGCGAGACCGTGGACATGAAGCCGCTGACGCTCACGACCAGCGCGACGCTCGATCCAACCCTCGCCCCCACCGTCTCGACCAGCATCGTGGAGCGCCAGAACCTGCCGTATCCGCCCGCGAATTTTTACGTCGATGGCATACGGTGGGACACCGTGACAAAGCTGAGCGGTTCGACGGTGGCGCTGACGTGGGCCGGGCGCAACCGCGTGACGCAGATGGACCAGATGATCGACAACACGGCCGGCGCGGTCACGCCGGAGGCCGGCACCACCTACACCGTGGTGATTTCCGACCAGACAGGGACGCCGGTGATTACGCAAACTGGCATTACCGGCACGTCGTGGACATCCGGCATGATTCCGAGCACCGCGACATCGATATCGATCACGCTGACGGCGGTGCGCGCCGGCTTGAGCAGCTACCAGTCGCAGGTATTGCCGCTGACGATACGGGTGGGCTACGGGTTCGATTATGGGTTTGATTACGGAGGGGGAATGTAATGGCATCTTCACAAGACGGCAACATCGGCATCTGGTCCGGCTACACGGACGGGGACAACGGGTGGACGGCGCAGCACAATTTGAACTGGGACGCCGCCGACGCGCTGGTGATGTGCGCCGTCATCAACGCGACGACGACCACGCCGCCGGGCTCGCCAGCGGCCGGCGATTCCTATATTGTGGCGCCCAGCGCGACCGGCGCATGGTCCGGCAAGGACGGCAAGATCGCGGTATGGCAGGCGCGCGCCGCTGTCGCCGCCTGGCAGTTCTACACCCCGAAGGCCGGCTGGGTGGTGGCGAACAAGGGCGATGGCAACGACTACAAATACAGCGGCTCGGCCTGGGCCATCGCCAACGGCGCCGAAACGACGACGACAGCCGGCGCGCTGATCTATTCCGCGACCACCAAAACCACCCCGGCCGATGCCGACGAGCTGGGGCTGATGGACAGTGCGGCTGGCAATGTCCTCAAAAGTCTGATGTGGGTGAACCTCAAGAACGCAGTCTGGTCCGCTTGGGGTGCGCTCATCGCCGCCGGCACGCAGAAGTCCACGCCGGTGGATGCCGACAAAGTCGCACTTTCTGACAGCGCGGCCTCCAACGCGACCAAGTATTCGACCTGGGCGAACATCAAGGCCGTGCTGAAGACGTATTTCGACACGCTGTATGCGCCCAAGGCGCCGAACATCGTCACCATCACCTATGCCTCCACGATCTCGGTGGACTTCACCAGCCAGCCGAACAATACGATCTTCCGCTGCGCGCTAACGGGCAACGTCACCGTGAATATCACCGGCGCATCGGACGGCCAGAAAGGACAGATCGAGCTGGCGCAGGACGCCACCGGCAGCCGCATCGTCACGCTCGGCACCGGTTTTGCGTTCGGCACCGATATCACCGCGTTCACCGCCACCACCACCGCCAGCAAAACCGACTACCTCGGCGTGGTCTACGACAACGCGTCCACCAAGTACCGCATCCTTGCGATTTCGAAAGGCTACTGATGCCAGCCCCAACCATCGACGGCACTGCCAACGCGACCAAGAGCACCGCCAGTTTCGGCACCGTCGCGCTCACCACGACCCACACCGACGACGTCATTGTCATCGTCGCCTATTGCGAGACCCCGTCCGCGACACCTCCCACGGTCAGCTACGTCACCGGCGGCAGCCTGACGTTCGCCCTTCGCTGCCGGTCGAACAGCTCGACCCACGGCAACATGGAGGTGTGGTGGGCCGCCGCGCCCACCGCGCTGTCGGCGGTGACGTTCACCGTCACCTACACGGGCGGTTTTGACGATGCGACCTTCCTTGCATATGGCGTGAACGGGTGCAACACCGCCGCGCCGTGGGACACCAATGCCGGCCTGCCTCAGAAGCAATCCTACAGCGGGGCGGCCACGCCCAGCTTTACGCTCAATACGGACCAGGCGAACGACCTGATCCTGTTTTCCAATGGCGTGCTGACCTCGTCCGCCGGCATCCCGACAGACCCCACTGGTTTCTCGATTGTTACGAGCGCGAGCAACGGCGGCGGCGCTGCCTTCGCCAGCTCGCGCTCTGCCAAGAAGGCAGTCACGGCAACGCAATCCGGCGTCACCGTCGTCGCCAGCGGCGCCGGCAATGGTGGCAACGGCGGCGAATGCATTCTGGACGCCCTGACGGCTGCAGGGCCGCCGCCCACGGCGGCCATCGAACAATTCTTTTTCTTCTGATAATTAATTTTGTAGGGAAACTTTCATAGCGGAGTTGGACTATATATACGACAATTCCCAGAAGAAAAAATCTAATTATGCGGGACAACCTTCACAAGGAACACGCGCATGGACCTCCAGACGGCTGTTCAAATCGCCATTGCCATTATCACGTTTCTGGCTTCTTTCCTTGGCGGGTGGTTGTTCAAGGTCATATTCGACCGAATCAAACAGACCGAAGCGATGGCGCGCGATTTGATGCGGGCAGTGAATGATTTGCGGGTGGAGCTGCCCACGCAATACATATGCAAGACCGACATGAAGGAAATGGTCGGGAACATTTTCGACGCGATCCACGATCTGGGTAACGATATGAAAGAAGGCATGCGGCGCCTGGAGAGCAAGGTCGAAGCGAAGGTGGACCGGCGCGACCTGCCGCGCGAACCGCTGAAGGACTGACCATGGCGCTCGATTTCGACATCGCTTTTGACCGCTTGATCGGCAACGAGGGCGGCTACGTCAACGACCCGCTTGACCCCGGCGGCGAGACCAACTGGGGCATTTCGAAGCGCTCCTATCCGCATATCGACATCAAGAACCTGACGCGCGACGGCGCGAAGGATATCTACAAGCGCGACTTCTGGGACGTGCTGAACGATGCGCTGACCGCCGTCAAATACCAGGTGTTCGACTTCGCCGTGAACGGCGGCCTGTCCATCGCCGTGCACAAGCTGCAGGCCGCCATCGGCGTCGCCGACGACGGCCACTGGGGCGCCGTGAGCGCGGCCAGGCTGGCGAGTATGGAGACCAACGACGTGCTGCTGCGCTTCAACGCGCAGCGGCTGCGCTATTACACCAGCCTGAGCCTGTGGCCGAAGTTCGGCGCTGGCTGGACCAACCGCGTGGCGGCGAACCTCGACTACGCATCGCTCGACAACTGATCCACCAACCGGAAGGACGTCATCATGGCAATCAAAGACCTCATCGGCGAAGAAGTCACCATCCTGCGTGCCAAGGCCGCGAAGCTGCGCGCCGACACGGAACATGAAGCGCAGAAGATCGAGGCGCAGGCGGCGGCGCTCGAAAGCAATTTCGCCAACTTGCCGGCCGAGATCGAGGCGCTGACCGAAGCCGCCGCGCACAACGTGTGGGCGTGGATCAAGAGCTTCTAAAGGAGCGACCATGGGCTTCAATATCAAAACCGCGATCACGACGCTGGCGCCGACCCTGGCGACGATGCTGGGCGGACCGCTGGCCGGCACCGCCGTCACGGCCCTGGAGAGCGCGCTGGGCCTGCAGCAAGGCGCCGGCACTGACGGCATCACGCAGGTGCTGCAGCAGGGCGCGCTGACCCCCGACCAGATCACGGCGGTGCGCGTCGCCGACCAGAAGCACGCCGAGGTCATGAACCAGCAAGGGCTCGACCTGGCGAAGCTGAACGCGGACAGCGAGGCGGCGGCGATGCGGGCCGCCGCCGACAACACCATCGACGCGCGCAAGAACAACAGCGGCCGCGATGCGGCGTGGAGCATCGCCGTCGTGATCCTGGCGACGTTCGCGCTAATCATGGGCGCGGTGCTGTGGGGCTGCTGGCTGCTGCTGCAGGGCGGCATCACCATCAAGGACGTGTCGGTCGTCGCCGCGATCTCCGGCCTGGTTGGCTCGATTGTTGGCTACGTCGCCGCGAACGCGCAGACGGTCGTGAACTTCATCTACGGCGGCTCGCTGGGCTCCGAATCGAAGACGGCGGCCCTGTCCGACGCGGTGACAACCGCGATCAAGGCGACCGGCACGAAACCGTGAGCCGTTAAAGCCCTCCCCTGAAAGGCCCGCAGTACGCGGGCTTTTTTTGCGTCTTAGAAATTTTCTAACCGGAATGAAATTCCTTTAGGAACATTCAATTGGAGTGATACTTCACTTTCCTTCATAGTTCTATTCAGCACCGGCACGCCACCTTATCAGGGAGGAAAACATGGAAAACGACCTCGACCCACAGGAAAATCCCGACGCGGTGCGCGCCGCCGGGATCGATTCTCTCTCTGACGCTGCGGTGCTTGAGGGGCTGGCCCGCATCGATGAGCAGCTGTCGAAGCGGGCCAAACGGCTGGCCGCCGAGAAGCAGCGCGACAACGACCGCCGCGCGCCGCATTAAAGAAATTTCCTAATGAATGAAGTTTCGCTTTAGTGATAACCAATTGGAGTTTCGCTTCACTCGACCTAAACTTCAGATATCGAAGCAAAACGAAAGCCGCCCTAGAGGGCGGCTTTGTAACACCCCACCTGTAACGCTGCGCCGCCGCACCAATCGGATGCCGGCAAAACCACTGAAAGGGATTTATGAAACATTCTGGCGATTTGCACATCACCCGCGCGAATGCTGGCGATTTTCTGGAGCTGACCGAGGTAAGCGGCTATCTCTACATCCGCGCCGACGCACAGCTGCCCGTGCTGACCACCGTGGGCGGCTATCTCGACATCAGCGCCGACGCACAGCTGCCCGTGCTGACCACCGTGGGCGGCTCTCTCTACATCAGCGCCGACGCACAGCTGCCCGTGCTGACCACCGTGGG